AGAGCAACTGTAGCGTCAGCATATTCATACGAATGTAAAGTCTGTACTGTGAAAAGAGTAATAGAAAGCAGGAAATCTAAGGATAGATCTAGTATGTGGGACTATCCAGATTGGTGATGTTCATGTTCTGTTTCCCCACTCAAGAAGTCCAAAAATCTAAATAATATTAGATTAATATCTGGATACCTACAGGAGAAAAACACATGGCAAGTCTTATCTCGCCTGGTATTGTAATCAAAGAACGTGATCTAACTGCTGGTGTAGTTGGTAACAGTCAAGCAATCACTGCTGCTTTTGCCTCAACATTTGCTAAAGGTCCCGTTGGAGAAATTACAACTATCAGCAGTCAAGCCGAACTAGTTGAAACTTTTGGCGCTCCATCAGCTGCCAACGCCGAAGATTATTTCGTTGCTTCCGAATTTCTAGGTTACGGCGGTAGACTCGCCGTAATCCGTGCCGAGACTGGCACAAACTCCGCCAACTCTGGCGCTAACGCTTCACTCAACGTCAAGAACTCTGTTGATTGGATGAGCGGTCTGGGCACTGGCGAATCTTATGTTGCTAAGACTCCTGGTGAGTGGGGCAACTCTCTACGTGTTATCGTTGCTGACCGTGGTGCTGACCAAATCATCACTCTCGGTGCTGCTCCTAACACTGCTCCAACCGCTGGTGGTGCTGTAACATTTAACCTATCTGGTGGTGGCACCGCTACTGCTGAGGTTGTCTCGTATGCTGCCCAAGTTCTAACCGTTGTACTCGACGATCCTACTCGTTTGATCACAACTGCTGATGCTCTCGATGATGGTTCTGATCCTGATGTAGCAATTTCTGCCGTTGCTGATTGGTGGTCCTCCACTACTGTTGGTGGTGTTGCTCTTTCTTCTATCGGTCCTCGTCCTGGTACTTCTGCTTACGCTGCTGCTCGTGGCATCAAGTATGACGAAGTTCACGTTGCTGTTGTTGATAGCGACGGTGGTATCTCTGGTACTGCTGGCACCGTTATCGAGCGTCTGCTTTACCTCTCGAAACTAACTGATGGTAAGGGCGCTGAGAACCAAGCAACTTACTACAAGTCTGCTATCAACTCGGGTTCTGAGTACATCTATCATGGCACTACAGTTGTTGGTGCTTATGCTCCTGCTTCTGATGACGCTGGTGATGCCTGGGGTCAAGCATCTGGTGATGCTGGCGTATCTGCCTTCACTCTTGCTCTTGCTACCTCTACTGATCTCAGTGCTGGTGACAGCGACTATGATTACACCTCTGGTGAAATCGTTGATGCTTACAACCTCTTCACCGAAGCAGACACTACAGACCTAGCATTCGTCATCATGGGTGGCGGCATGGGTACTGAGTCTGACACCAAACTCAAAGCTGGTGCTGTCATGGGTGTTGCTCAAGGTAGAAAAGATTGTATCGCTTTCGTTTCTCCCCACAGAGGTAATCAGATTGCTGCCACTGGTGGTGCTCTCAGCAGATCCCTCCAGAAAACTCAGACAATCAACTTCTTTAATACTCTAGCATCTACTTCTTACGCTGTATTCGACAGTGGTTATAAGTACATGTATGACCGCTTCAACGATGTCTATCGTTGGATTCCATGTAACGGCGACGTTGCTGGTCTCTGTGTTTCCACTTCTGCTTCGACCGAAGATTGGTACTCCCCTGCTGGCACCAACCGTGGTGGTCTAAGAAATGCTGTTAAACTAGCATTCAACCCAACTCAAGCTGATAGAGACGAACTTTATCAGGCAAGAATCAATCCTATTGTTTCTCTCCCTGGTTCTGGAACCGTTCTCTTCGGTGACAAGACTGCTCTTGCTTCTCCTTCTGCCTTCGACAGAATTAACGTTCGTCGTTTGTTCCTTGCTATCCAGAAGAGAGCAGAAGGTCTTGCCAAGGGTGTACTGTTCGAGCAAAACGATGCTACGACCAGAGTTGGATTTGCTTCTGCTTTGAATTCGTTCTTGGCTGAAGTTCAAGCAAGAAGAGGAGTCACCGACTTCCTCGTAGTTTGTAATGAAACGAATAACACCGCTTCTGTTATTGACCGTAACGAATTTGTTGCTGAAATTTACGTCAAGCCAACCCGTTCGATCAACTACGTCACGGTTACCCTTACGGCAACCAAGACTGGTGTTTCCTTCAGTGAAGTAATCGGTGGTTGATTAATTAATTCACTTCACACACGTATTAGAGGAAAACAACAATGGCAACACGTATTAACAACTTCATTACCCAAATTGGGCAGGGCGTTAAGCCCAATATGTTCTCGGTTGATATTCGCTTCCCTGGAGCGAACCTATCTGCTGGAACAGTTTCCGACGCTGACCGTGAGTTGGTCAACGTACTTTGTAAGTCCGCTGCTCTACCCGCTTCTAACCTAGGCGTTATCGAAGTTCCTTTCCGTGGTAGAACAGTTAAGATCGCTGGTGATCGTACCTTCGATACTTGGACTGCTACCTTCTTCAACGATAAGGACATGAAGATTCGTGCTTTCTTCGAGTCCTGGTTGGAATCCATGAACACCCATGAGGGTAACTACTCTCCTAACTTCGTTCCTACGAGCGAAGATGGTGGTTACATGGCATCTCTAGATGTTAAGCAACTTGAGAAGCATGGTGCTGAGGGTGGTCAAATCCTCAGACAGTACCAACTTCAGCATTGCTTCCCAACCAATGTTTCTCAGATTGATCTTGCTTATGACAGCAATGATCAGGTTGAAGAGTTCTCGGTTGAATTCCAGTATTCCTACTGGAAGGTTGTCAGCCCAACTGACAGCAACCTAGAGGGCGGCGATTCTGGTAGAGATGGCACCACGAAACTGATCGATCTTTGATCTAATAAATAGATCTATAGGAACATAGATCTATTGAGATGAGTCAACTCTTCGGTTTTATTATTAATAAAGGCGGTGAGGATAGGGGTCAATCCCCTATCCCGCCAAATCAAGATGACTCCGTAGCGGTAGCCGCTGGGGGTCATTTTGGTACATATGTGGATGTCGATGGCTCACAGGGTCGTAATGAATATGAATTGATTAAGCGTTATAGAGATATGGCGCTACACCCAGAGTGTGACTCTGCTATCGATGAAATCGTTAACGAGTTTATCGTCAGTGATGCTGATGATTCTCCTGTAGAAGTCGAGTTGTCTAACCTCGATGTAAGTGCTGGAGTCAAGAAGAAGATTAGAGACGAGTTTAATCACGTCAAAAAACTTCTAAATTTCGACAAGAATGCTCACCAAATCATTAGGACTTGGTACATCGATGGTCGTTCATATTACCACAAGGTTATTGACTTGGATAAACCCAAGAAAGGTATCCTAGAACTTCGTTATATTGATCCACTCAAACTACGTAAGGTAAGACAGAAGATCAAGAGTCCAGAAGCATCATCTCAAGGAGCAAAAGGAACTGCTCTTGAGTATGACTGGGGCAACTACATTGATTACTATATCTACAATCCTAAAGGTTATGCTAATGCCATGACCGTAAACGCTACCTTTGATTTCGCTTCTTCAAATGGAATCAAAATAGCGGCAGACTCTATTGCTAAGTGTAACTCAGGTCTAATGGATCTGAATAAGAAACAACCATTGAGTTTTCTACACAAAGCAATCAAGTCTCTCAATCAACTTCGTATGATTGAAGACTCCCTCGTTATCTACAGATTGTCACGTGCTCCCGAACGTAGAATCTTCTACATCGATGTTGGCAATCTACCTAAAGTCAAAGCGGAACAGTATCTCCGTGACGTGATGGCACGTTATCGTAACAAGCTAGTTTACGATGCCAGCACTGGTGAGATCCGTGACGACAAAAAGCATATGAGTATGCTAGAGGATTTCTGGTTGCCTCGTAGAGAGGGTGGACGTGGAACTGAGATTTCTACACTACCTGGCGGACAGAACCTTGGCGAACTTAAGGACGTTGAGTATTTTAAAAAGAAACTCTATAACTCTCTCAATCTTCCTCCTTCTAGACTTACCGACGATAACAAAGGATTTAACCTCGGTAAGACCACTGAAGTCCTACGTGACGAACTCAAGTTTGCCAAGTTTGTCGGAAGACTACGTAAGAGATTTAGCGAACTCTTCCACGATCTTCTCAAGACCCAACTCATTCTCAAGGGAGTAATTGCTCCTGAAGATTGGGATGAGATGGAAGAGCATATCCAGTATGACTTCCTGTTCGATAATCATTTCAACGAACTGAAAGAACAAGAGATGATGCTACAGCGTATGAACCTTGTCACTCAGATGGATCCATTCCTCGGCAAGTATTTCTCTGTTGACTACATCCGTCGTCAAGTTCTTCAACAGACTGAGAAGGAAATGAAGGAAATGGATAAGCAGATCGCTGGTGATATTGCTTCTGGTGTTGCTATGGATCCTGCTGATCTTAATACTTTCGACACTATGGATCGTCAGAATGCTGCTTTCGCTCCAGAAATTGCATCACAGCAAGCGGACGATAGTATGGAAAGAGAAATTGAAAAGATGGAGAAGATGCCAAAACCCTCTCCAGCACCAAACAATAAAAGTGATAAATAAGTTATAACCCGTTTTTATGTTATGTCTGATCAACCATTGGATTCTGAAGTGCTCAACGTTGTCAACTTAATTGCTGACAAGAAACGAGCAGATGCCCTCGATGCTATTGAGGACATCCTATTTGCTAAAGCATCAGAAACAATTGATACATATAAGAAGACCGTAGCAAATACGTTCTTTGATGAACCAACAGGAGATACTCCAGAAGAACAATGAAACTAATTACTGAAAGCATCGAAGACATCAAGATCCTCACTGAGGAGAAAGATGGTGAGAAGCACCTTTACATCGAAGGTGTATTCCTCCAATCGGAAATTAAGAACCGTAACGGAAGAATCTATCCTTTCGATGTTCTCAATAAAGAAGTTGAAAGGTATTCTGAAGAGTATGTCAAAGCTGGTCGTGCCCTAGGTGAACTAGGTCACCCTGACGGTCCCACTGTCAATCTTGATCGAGTGTCTCACAAGATCACATCACTAAAGGCAGAGGGTAACAACTTCATGGGTAAAGCAAGAATTCTTGATACACCCATGGGTAAAATTGCCAAGAGTCTCCTCGGTGAAGGTGTAAAACTTGGTGTATCCTCCAGAGGCATGGGTTCTCTCAAAGAGGATAATGGTGTGAAGTATGTTAGTGATGACTTCATGCTCGCCACTGCTGCTGATATCGTAGCAGACCCTTCCGCTCCTGACGCTTTCGTCAACGGAATCATGGAAGGTAAAGAATGGGTTTGGGAAGGCGGACTACTCCGTGAAAGACAAATCCAGGAGATGAAAAAGGAAATCGACAACGCTTCCAAGGTAGAACTTGAGGAGAAAATGCTCCAAGCATTCGATAAGTTCCTTTCAAATCTTTGAATTCATAAATAATCTTAGAATAATCATTTAGATACTTACGAGGAAAACTCAAATGTCAGATATGCTTAACGAAAAGTTTGAGGAGTTTGCCAGTGAGCACGCCGCTGTCCTTTCCGAGGCTGGAGATCCAATGCCAACGGTAACCGCTGCTGTTCTCCCTGGTGATGCTGCTGCCTCAGGACAATCCAACACCGCTGTTAACGCTAAAGCCGCTGCTGGCGAAGGCGCTACAGGTCACGCCGCTCCACTTCAGCCTGGTATCGCCATCGGTCAGAAGGCACCTGCTGAAGTCAACAGTGTAACAACTACTCCTCATGAGCATGATGAGGATGGCGACGAGAATCCTGGTGCTAAGGCTGCTGCTCCTATCTCGGGTGGTATCTCTGGCGAACCTAACCGTGGCGCTTCCAACACCGACCTTCCTAACGGCACCGCTCCTAAGTTTGGTAGCGACATTGCCTACGGAACTAGCGAAGGTGGTAGCGTAACCTATCCTATCAAACCTAAGTTTGAGGACCTCGACGTATCTGCTGACGTTTCTGCTCTCACCGAGGGTACTGAACTCAGCGAAGAGTTTGCTGAAAAAGCAAAAACAATCTTTGAAGCTGCCGTTAAGTCTAAACTGACCGAAGAGTGGGAAAAACTCGAAGAGCAGTTCCAGGCACAACTTACTGAGCAAGTCGAAGCACATAAGAAAGAACTTGCTGAGGAAGTAACTGGCACAATCAACTACGCTGTCACCAAGTGGCTTGAGGAGAATCAAGTCTCTGTTGACCGTGGTATCAGAAATGAGATTACCGAAGACTTTATCACTGGTCTGAAGAGTCTCTTTGAAGAGCACTACATTAATATCCCCGACGAAAAAGTTGATGTCGTCGAAGGTATGACTGAAGATCTTTGTAAGATGGAAGAACGCCTCAACGAACAGGTTAAGGCAAATATTGAACTTCAAAATCGTCTCAATGAGTCTGCTAAGCAGATCATCGTCAAGCAAATTGCCGAGGATCTAGTAGACACCCAAAAAGACAAACTAGCATCTCTTGCTGAGGGTGTTGAGTTTACTTCCGAGGAGGAATTCTCTAAGAAACTCACCACTATCAAGGAGTCCTACTTCCCTAAGGAAGGCGCTCCTAAAGTAGTTGCTGACGAAACTCCAGTGGAATCCGAAGAGATTGCTCCAGCAATGGCAGCATACCTCCAGGCAATGAACCGCTGGAATAAGTGATTCCCTAAATAATTCTATCCACAATTCCTAACAAACATCGGAGAAACTAATGTTTAACGCAGAACATCTCCAGGAAAAGTGGTCCCCTGTTCTTAACCATGGCGAAGCTCCTGAAATCCAGGATCGCTACAAGAGAGCAGTGACCTCTGTCCTCCTGGAAAACCAAGAAAGAGCTCTTCGTGAAGAGCGCGGCATGATCAACGAAGTTGCCGTAAACTCCCTAGGCGCTAGCACCGTATCCCCTGCTGGTTCGGCACTCGCTTCCAACAACACCGCTGGTCTTGCTGGTTTCGATCCCGTTCTAATCAGCCTCGTTCGTCGTGCTATGCCTAACCTTATGGCATATGACGTATGTGGTGTCCAGCCTATGTCTGGTCCCTCTGGTCTTATCTTCGCCATGAGATCCCGCTACGAGAACCAAGGCGGCGAAGAAGCACTCTTCAACGAGCCCGATGCTGGCTTCACTGCTGGTCTCGACGCTACCGCTGGTGCTTACACTCCTAGAACTGGCGCTGGTGTTGGTGGCGACGCAGAAGGTAACAACCCTGCTCTCCTCAACGATTCCTCCCCTGGCACCTACGAAGCACCTCGTGGTTTCGCTAGAGAAGATCTAGAGCAAGCTGGCGATGCTAGCAAGCTGTTCCGTGAGATGTCCTTCAGCATCGAGAAGACCTCTGTGACCGCTAAGTCCAGAGCACTCAAAGCTGAGTACACCTTGGAACTCGCTCAAGACCTCAAGGCGATCCATGGTCTAGATGCTGAGCAAGAACTCGCTAACATCCTTTCTAGCGAAGTCCTTGCTGAGATCAACCGTGAAGTCGTCCGTCGTGTCTACAGCGTTGCTAAGCCTGGTGCTCAGAACAACGTTGCTAACGCTGGCATCTTCGACCTCGACGTTGACAGCAACGGTCGTTGGTCCGTTGAGAAATTCAAGGGTCTTCTCTTCCAGATTGAGCGTGACGCTAACGCTATCGCCCAAGAGACTCGTAGAGGAAAGGGCAACTTCATCATCTGCTCTGCTGATGTTGCTTCTGCTCTCGCCATGGCTGGCGTTCTCGACTATTCCTCTGGTCTAACTGGCGCTGGTGGTCCTGCCATCGGTACTGTTGATGACACTGGCAACCTTGCTGTTGGCACCATCAACGGTAGAATCAAGGTCTATGTTGATCCTTATTCTGCTAACCTCAGCGACAAGCACTACTACGTAATGGGTTATAAGGGTACTTCGCCTTATGACGCTGGTCTCTTCTACTGCCCATACGTACCCCTCCAAATGGTTCGTTCCATCGATCCTAACAACTTCCAGCC